ACTGTACATACGAGTCTTTCCAAGAATTGCATTGACAAAATTCATTGGATTAGCTAGCCAAATGAATGAACCTTCAGGAATGTTATCAGCTACACCTGAATCAGAACCAGCATTAACTCCAACTGTAAGTCCAAGTTCTGTATATGAACTTGCAGCAGATGGAGCCTGAATATCTATTTCAGATGTCGAGCCAGTAGTTGGTGACTGGAGTAATAGCTGTCCATAACCATTATCACTTGCAACGCCAGCAAATGAAGCATGTCCTGCATTAATTGCTGTAGCTATTGCAGCAGCTGTATAAACACCAGCTGTAATGGTAATCTCCTGAGCACCTGCATTATCAACATCCATTTTCAATTTATCATTTACGCCAGCCTGAATTTCAAACGGGCCAAATACTGTTCCCATTGCCCAACCTGAAGTAGCTGCAGTAACTGATAACGTCTTATTGCTAGGAATTAAAGGAAGTTCAACTATAGGATATCCATAAGGATTTACTCCTTTTCCTTTAAGAGCATCGTCACCAGCTGCAGTTGCTCTATCAGCAATTGTATCTAGCCAATCTGTATTAATTGTCTTACTTACAAACCATTTTAAGTCTGGGTCCATCAGATATTGTTCTGGCATTCTTCTAATCATTTCTGCAAATACTGATTTAGAGATATACTCTCCACCAACATCTACTATATGAGCAGAACCAGTCTGTTTATCCCAGCCATCCAATGTGTAAAGTAAATAATCAAGTTTACTTGAAGGTGAAATAGTTGTGTCGCCTTGAATGCCTAATAGCTCAAGGTCAGTAGCAATTCTCTTGGTAACAGTATCCATAACCTGTTGCTCAAGCTTTTCCTTTGCAATATTCTTATCCATTGTTTCTGTTGTAATATCATAGGCTGATTGAACCTTTACAGTTGAGATAGATACTTTATCGAATACTGGCTGTGTCTTATCTGCATCAGCCATTGCTGTATCCTCAGTAGCTTTTCTCGTTACAGGTTCTCCAACCCACATTCTATCAAGGTCCTTCTTACCATTATCAACCTGCTCAACCCTACAAATTTTCAGAAGTTTCGCCTGGTCTTTGACCATGGTGATAAATCTGTCTTGCTGTTCAGGATTTAACTGTCCTCCATTAATAAGGTCTGACGTTGATATAGCTTTTTTAATGACTTCTTCATTTGAACTCATTAGTGTGTTCCTCCTTTTTCAAAAATATTTTTTTTTATTGTAAATGTAATTGGAGTCAGTTATTCTCCGAATATCACACCACTCCAAAGACTCTTCCTACCTTCGGTCTCGGATTCGCCCTCCTGACCTTTTATACCCTGGCTTATGCCAGCAACATTTTCAATAGCTTTAATTCTGTTAGCTATGTCTCCTAAAACTTTATTTAATGTGCCCTCCATATTTTTAAATTTCTCTGGCATATCTTTAATATCTTCCAGCATTTTTAAAGTTTCTACATCATCCTTATTCTCTTCTTTAGAAGTTTCTTCAGTTTCATTACTTACTGATTTTTGCTCCTTAGCTTCATGAGCAGATTTTTCCTCTGCTTCTTCCACCATAGGATAAGGATAAACAGCTGGATAGGGATAAGTTCCACCCAGAGCTCTTGACAGAAGAGCTTTTATTTGCTGTATGCCACTCTTAAGATTATCATCTTTTGCAGCTGCAATCAATTTGTCTAACAAGAAAAATATCTCACTTAGACGCTTCGGTGCAATTGCTTCAGGTTTAGGATACGGATCTTCCTGAAGTTGAATAAGCGAACTAGTCTTCAGAGAATCCATGTAACTATGGAAAGCATCAAAATCTTTTTCAGCTATAGGAACAAAGAGAATGTTATCTTCTTCAGGAAGCTTCTTTTCAGTTACTTCCTCTTCTGATTCTGTCTCTTTTGCCTCTTCCTTAGCTTCATCTTCTTTCTTCTCATCCTCTTCATCGGCAGATTTCTTTACTTCATCTTTACCATCTTCTTTCTTTGCTTCCTTAGTCTCTTCTTCAGAAGAAGTCTCTTCTTCTTTTTTCTCTTCACCTTCCGCTTGTTCTTCTTTTTTCTCTTCCTCACCCTCCTGATTTTTCTTAATTTCATCTTTTTCTATAGTCATTTGGCTACTTCCTCCTTCTTCCTTAAACAATGATTTAACATACCAATCTAAACTTCTAGCAAATGAGTTAGCAGGTAAACCTACAATAGAAACTTCATAAGCATTAAATTCCAATATCCTAGTAATTAATTTAGAAAGTTTATCAGAATATTCCTTTATCGAAGCTTTAATCTTTCCACCGATAGATAAGCCCGTAAGGACACCTTCCTTTATCTTTTGTATTATATCAGGTGCTGTCTTTGAAATTAGTATCTTGACCCAAACACCTTTTTCATCTGCTCGAGCTTCTTTTACAGCTCCTACTTCCGTTTTATAGTCATGGTTGTAGAAAACTGTTGAATTTCTTAATAATTGCTCTGCGATTGATTTTAGGCTTTTCTTATCAAATAGGTCATCTTCATAATCTACATCTGTTGTAATGGCATAACCTTCTACAAAAAACTCATTACCTTCATTATATTTCCGCACTATCGGAATATGAAAATCCAGCATCTTCTCTATCTGCAATATCTACTCACCCCCTTTCAATTGTTCAGGGTACTTGCTAGCAGAAGGAGCTTCTTGACTTCTTTGGAAGAGCCATAGACCTCCTCTTTTAAATGCTATCCAAACACCAGCTAACTTAGAGCCTTTAAACTGAATCCTTTTAAAGCTAGGATTATTTACCATTACTATAGCTTTCTTATTTTTTTCAATTATTTCAATGAATGAGGGAGTATCTTTAGTATCATTTAAGAAATGGCCCGGAGGTATATTACCTTCCGCTATCATAGCCTTATCATTTGGCTCCCTGTCAAAATCAGCAGAAATCTCTGAATCTACGAGAGGGTCATCCTCCAAAATGAAATGCATTAGACTGTAGCCTCCAGTATCTATAAATACATTCCATTGTTTTCTTGATGGACCTTCACGTACAGGTTTTGTTTCTGCTTGAAAAGTCTGATATGATAAAGTAAATTTAGCATTAGTTTCAGTTAATTCTGCTAGTTTATCAATGTTGAACCTATCATCAAGTTCTTTTGATTCTAGTCTTTCAAATCCCAAATCTAGCTTATTATCTTTTATAGCTTTAACTAAAGAATTTCTAGCATTTAGAGCTTCTTCTCCTTTCATATTCCAGTATTGAAATTCTTTTGGTATTCTTCTCCTCATATTAGCAATGATAGCAGATATTCCATCAGGAGGCATAAATCCTAGTTCAACAGCTCTTTCAGTTAATATATATGGACGCTGTTCTAGTGGCTTTATAAAAAACCATCCTGTTTCTAATACTGATTCTGCAGTTGCTGGTAAAGGAGGTAACTTCTGCTTACATATAACCGTTAAATATTCATCAGGCTCAAACTGCTCATAACTTGTTTCTATAAAATCAAAATTACTATAGGCTTCATCCAAAATACTTTCATATCTCGACAAATCAATTTTCCTATGTACTTCATAATAACTCAAATCTTTTTCTAGTTCTTCTTCTAGATTATCGTCACATATTAAGTATTCAAAAACTAAACATAAGTCAAATGCATCATCTTTATCAAGCTCTTTTAGTACATTCAGAAATTTACCAGCAAAAGGAGTCTTTAATCTCCTAAACATTACTCTATAATTAAAGGCGCCCCCCTTAGGGAAATATTCATGGAAATATGCTTTTTGTGAGCCATATTCTATTGTGCCTTCATCAACTAAAACAAATACGCCAGGATAATTTCTTGTAGCACCAACTGTTCCTGGATCTGTTATACCTTCAAACTTCATCCATCCAATAGGCTGTCTTGTTTTCTTTTCACTAACAATTTCTACATTTACTAATTCTTTAGCACCTCTTTTCTTTCTTTGTCTCCACTCACCAGTTTTCCAGTTAATTTTAAAATATTTTTCTGGCTCACTCACTATATCTTTAGCCATTTTCATAGACATTACTGGTTCTTTAATTGAACCTGCAATTAAGTCATTTAGAGTCCAGCCAATAAGAAATTCTTTATCTAAATTTTCCATCCTAAAATCTGCATGTGCACTCCTGCCTCTGAAGTGTTGCTGTACAACATATTTATAAGTCTTATCTTCAGAAGGATAAACTAAATAAGGATTTTCTTGTTTCTGTATAAATTGTTTTTCTATCTTTTCTTGAAGTAAACCAGATTCTCTTCCTACATTAATTGCAGATGTAATTGAATCAGCTTCTTCACCTGGTCCTCTTTCCTCATAAACATCAGGTTCATAAACAGTTAATCTAACTTCACCTGTTTCAGGATTTCTTATTAAGTTCAGAGTATGAAATTTAACTGTTATTATATCTCCTACTTTTGCTTTCATAGCTGTATTGAAAGTTTTTCCAGCTTTCAAATATCTCTCATTGTTAATAACTATAACATCTTCATCAGCTACTTTTTCATTAGGCAAAATTCTAAAGCCTATCCAAAAAGTATATACTCCCTTTGTCTTTGTCTCATCTATCTTCCAAATAACTACATGTACTTCTGCAAATTTCTTAAATTTAACAATGTCATCTGATTGTCCTGTTAGTGGATATTCAGAATCAGCTATCTTAATCATTGCTCCTTCTGATGCTTTTGATTCTGTACATTTCTTAACAGCCGAAACTAGTTCATTTATTGTCTTAGCTTCAAATGTCGGTGTTAAATTTAGTTTATGTTTTACATCAGGCTTTTCAATAACTGATTGTTTAAATGGAATTTTATCAAGAACTTTTAATCTTTCATCCTGACTTATTTTATGCAAGTCATTACCGTCAAAATATAAGCAATCAAAAACATTGAATACAATATTACTGTCATCAGGTTTAGTTTTCTCTCTTACATAAGCTGCAGCTTTTTCTCTTGGCTGATGAACACCTTTTATCCACATTTCTGTTTCAGAATCTAATATAAAACTATTTGGATAGCTGTTTTTCTTTAACTCATTTACTAATATTGGAAATCTAGCAGTTGAATCAGTTCCACTATCTGTTAGTATCTTAACTTTATTACCAACCTTATGAATTGTCTGTCTTAATCCATCATACTTCTTCTGTACATATACTGGCACAATACCTTTTTCAATTTTAAGCTTTTCAGATAACTTAGTGTAATATTCAATAACCTGGTCTATAGTATATTTCTCGCCTTTACGATATCCTTCTAAAGCAGATACACCAGACTTTAGTGGATAAAAATATCTAAATGGTTTTATTTCATCTTCTTTTTCAGATTTTTCGGCATCAGCTTTAGCAGCTTCAGTTTCAGCACCATTAAGTTGTTTTGTTACATTTATTTCATTTTCTGCTAAAGACATTATATGAAGTTCATCTTCAGGATATCTTATAAAACCCAGATCACCAAGTGGAATATTGCAAGTAAATGGGCCATGATATTCATCTTCAAGAATATGTAACCTATTCCAATATTTCTGAGGAAAGCTTCTAAATATTCTAAACTTAAGAGGTATTGAAAATGACGATGGAAATTTTCCCTTTATTAATATATCGATATCACCTTTTGTCTTTCCATGGTTTACTATACCACCAACCAAATATATAAATGGTTGCCTTAGCATAAAAGATTTGAAATAAGGCATAACTTCTTCTAAAGTTATCTCGTCTCCTTCTTCATTGCCTGAATGCTCTATTGGTGCAAGAGCTTTTCTAAATGGCATTGCTTCTTCTTCAACAGGATTATCTAAAGGATATTCAATTTCTCTTTTATCAAGTTCTTCTGTGATTAATATATAATGATTG